TTGGCAAAATATGAGCTTAATTCAGCAGAAGAGCGTTATCAGCCGGTCTCTGGAGACATGGTGCTGGCTAATAAGTTAGGGATCACTGATAAAGAGGAAATGGAGCCGCTGGAATCTGGCCTGCTGCTGATGCTTTATGAACAGCTATTTATCGAAGGGCTGCCGCCAGCGGCGCTGGCTTTTGACGATATCAGCGGCTGGTATCGCCAATGGCTGGGGAATGTGTGTGCCTGGGCAGGGGAGGCTACGTAACGCTTATCTGACTAAGGACGGCTTTCAACTTTCCGCTGCCGACAGGATTCCATTTCTTCTTGATGGTTTCGAGAAGCAGTTTCTCGCTCGGTCTGGTGAGCCGAAATCTCTGGCTCGTTCGGGGCTGGTTAGTTACCTGGCTGAATGTCACGTGGAGTTTATTTTGATCCATCCATTCAGAGAAGAGCTTCAGGCTCTGCCGCCATTTTGTCGCCATAGGCAAAGAAAAAGGGGCTGCGCTCTCACGTAACCCCTTGTTTTATTTGGTGCTGGGGGGATTTTAACCCCCGTCCGAAATTACTACAAATTCGGAGAGCCCTCACAAATTTTCAAGGGTGATGCAAGAATTTTGGTCTAAGCCATAGAATATCAGTGGTAGATGGCTTTCTTTACTAGGGGTTAGCGGGTCACCAGTCGGCTGCCTGTCATTCGTCAGTAGGACTATATTTTGTCACTGAACTAGCGCCCCGTTCTGTTTCCTCATTCTTGCATCTGTCCATTACCGCTTTTTACGGCTAAAAAGCCAACTACCGATTTTATTTTAGGCCGAACTAAAAATCTAAAGCGGTGTGCAAAAATTTGGCCAAAAAAAACCTCCTTTTGCATTTTTGTTACGGACAGATACATCCTACTAAAGTGAGTAAAAGGGGGCAATAGACTGATAATAAGAAAGGTTGTTTGAGTGATATATGCCTTTCTTGCCACTAGTTTTAGCTGGTATTTTTATTCTGAGGGGACAAAAAGGGGGCACTGCCTCATAAAAACAAAAAAGCCACCTCGTAAGAAGTGGCCTAAATGACTGAATCTAAAGCTAAAATTTGGTGGCCCCTGCTGGACTTGAACCAGCGACCAAGCGATTATGAGTGTCAGGTTTTATCCTTATCTATCAATGTATTATGTTACTTTTCAATACTCTAGGATACTCACAAATCACTGTATAAATACCCAATTTTACCCTAGAATACCTATCTGAGGTATCCTATAAGTATCCTAGGCGTAAACAAACGATTCCAAGGATACCCACATCGTTTGGTCGAGGTGTTACTGTGGAAGTATTCAAATTCACTAAAAGTAAGGTTGAGAGTATTCCATCAGCACCGACTGGCAAACAGGTGGAGTATGGTGATTCCATAGTTAATGGTTTGCGTTTGCGAGTTGGTTCTACTGGTGTGAAAAGTTTTTGCATATCTCGTAAGCGCAATGGCAAGTTCATCCGCGCCACACTAGGCCGCTTCCCTGACCTCTCTGTTGATAATGCTCGAGCAAAAGCCCTTGAAGCATTGGGTGAGGTTGCCATCAGCGGTAAAAATCCAAATGAAACCCGTCGTATTAAGCAAAAGAGCACCATTACGCTGCAGGAAGCGCTAGACGAGTATATAAAAAGCCGTGGCCACCGCTTAAAAGCGGTAACAGCAAAACAATATCGCTCAATTCTTGGAAACTTTTCCGGCGACTGGTTAAAGCAGCCGATGGTTAATATTTCACGCGATAGGGTAGAAGCTAGGCATAAAGCTGTCACCGAAGGTACTGTGTGGTTTGGTAGAGATAAATCCACGCTGAGGGATGGTGTGGGGGCTGGAAGTAAGGCACAGGCAGATCTATGGGCGAGAGCATTAAGGGCTGTATACCGTTTTTCTCATGATAATTACAGGGATGAAGAAGGGAAAACGCTTTTACCTGACCCGCCAACAATGGTATTGAGCACAAAAAGGCAGTGGCATGGGCTTGTTAGGAAAACTGAGCGCATCAGAACTCATGATTTAGGGCGCTGGTTGAACGCCGTAGAGCACGTAAGACAAGAAGCAATGCAAAGCCGTGAGGATATTGTTTCCGCCACTTGCGATGCTCTTGATATGGCTGTTTTTACTGGATTACGTCGTACAGAAGTGTTTGGGCTCGAATGGAGTAGGGTAAATCTTGGCGCTCGTTATTTCTGGATCGATACCACTAAGAACGGCGACCCGCTGGAATTACCGATTACTGATTTCTTGCTAAAAATTTTTCGTCGTCGTCTCACCTTTAAACAAGATAATGACTTGAAAGTATTCCCCGGTAAAAAAAGAGGGATGATTCAGGAGCCGCGCCGCACTATAGAAAGAATAATATCTGCAACCATACCCAATCCAAACCCTGATCAACTACCTCAAATTGAGTTCAAATGTCACGATGCACGCCGTACTTTTGGCACGGTAGCAGAGCTGGTGGGGGTTGGCCCTTATATCTTGAAACGCTTAATGAACCACCGAACTATGCGAAGTGCTGATGTTACTCAGGGATATTTGCATTTTGGTGCTGATGAGTTGCAGGAACCAGCAGCAAAAATAGAGAGAGCAATACTTGAATATGCTGGTTTAGTGGAAAGAAAATCAAATTTAGAGGCACAGCTACAATCTGTCATGGATGAATTGAGTGAGAGTGAAAAACGCAAGTTATTATTCATGCTATCTAATAGTAAAAATAAAAAATATGGGGAGGCGTGATGTCAGTTGATAATTTTCTGCCAAGAGATTTGTTTGTCCGTGCTATGACTGAAGCTATAGTGAATAATGATTTTTCTAGTCTTGATATGGAGCTATTTAGTTTTATTTTTTTTGAGAATAAGAATAGAAAAGGAAATATTAAGGAGAGTATACTTTCTTACTATGATACCGTTGCTAAACCATTTGAAACATTGAAGGGAATGGTTGGGTTTTCATTAGTACCGGAAAGGTTTTCCGATGAGCAAACGCTGACGGCAGTAAGAGGATTTGATGATAGAGGCTTTTCACTAATTGAACGATATAATCTTTCTTTGGACACTCATCGACTGCTAAACTCAGCATGTGCTTTATATATGCTAGGCGCTAAGAATATGGCGGATGATTTAGCTCGTATTGCAGGAGTGAGAATTATTAGGGAAGCCTTTGATGAAATTTTTAAGATGTTAGAAATAGATGATGCAGTTAAAGGAAAAATTTCTGAGATCAATAGAAAAAATGCATCTGGCCCCAAAAAAGGTATTTATGATGAAGTGGTTAATGTCATGAAACTAACATGGGAAAAGTATCCATTAGCTAGTAAGAATGGAATGATAGAAAAATTACTGCATCACTTTGGCTCGGATAAAGTGAGTCGGTCTACGCTAAATCGATGGATAAAAGAAAACAAATTAGGGCCTCAAGAGATTGCTCGACCAGCCATTAGTTTTTCACTTGTCTTTCAACCATAGCCCGCAATGAGATAATCAATGCGCGTTTTACTATAGTCATAACGCGCTGTGTATCTGTCCAGTAGTTACTTATTATTTCATATTTATCACCGATGTTGTCCAACAATACACGGTGATACTTATGGAAACTATTCGAACTAAAGAAATTAAACTTACTCGTAAAGAAGCTGCTGCTGAATTAGGGGTTAGCCCTCAAACGCTCGCTAATTGGGCTTGCACTGGTCGTGTTTCGATACCGTTCTACAAAGTAGGTAAGAAAAAGGTTATCTATTACAAATCTGACCTAGATAGTTATCTAGCTTCTGTCCGCCAAGTTCAGACGGTGTGAGGTGGCAGATGTCTAATAAAACAAAAGCGGCCTTGCAGGGCCGCCAGTGTCAAAACGCTTATCAAATTCATAGCCAGCTTATCACGCAGATCGATCACGTCAAGCGATGCTCAGATCTGAGCAACGGGAATAACCCGACAGTTACCGGATTTCCGGTATCGCTCCGTCTAGCTGGTGGTTGTCTCAGCTATATATCGTGCGATACAACATTTCCAAAATTTTTTGGAGACGTTTTTCCCGTAGTTTTTGATGCTGGTATTTTAACCGCGCCGTTGGCGCAGTTCATAAAGATAAGTCGCAGCCTGAATCAAAGGCGGAATTCCGCCCTTGGCGATATGGAAAATTATCATCTGCAAAATATTTTGCATCAACTAACCCAAATATTTGGGTCAGTTGGCAGCATTACCCACAGAAACCCAGATCAGCCTTTTGGCTCGATACCTTCGTGCTGTAAGCGCTGGCGGCATGCATCTTTAACCCATGAGCTAAATTGGCCTTGTCCGGCAGCTTTCTCAATTTGTTCTAATAGCTCATCTTCAAATCGTATGTTCTTCATCGTGCTGCCAGAGCGATCAAATTTGTGTTTGGTATTTTTTTCTTGCATTGGTAGGTACCGTGGTTGTAAGCTTGATTTTGATGGTACCTACCGTCAATTTCAAAAGCAACATAAAATAGCGAAGCTCGGCAGTGGTGGAACACTAACCGAGCCTCTTACCACCAACGTTAGCTTAGATAACGAGGCAGCTATGAACAATCATATCACACCCTTAAACGGGCGGATTACTTACACCCTGAATAGTGCTCGTCCAGCCTTTACATGGCTATTTCTTGGCACTCCTGCCAGTACATCACCCTGTACGCCCATAGTTTTGCGAACCGAAGCCAACACCGAGACAGAGGCACGTGAGCGTTTTCCTACATGGTCTTTAACCTTTGCTGCCAAAATCCGCACTGAATGCGCCGTGGTTCACCACCGTAGTGGTGTTGTGATGTTTGATATTGCGGAGGTGTTCCATGGCTAATGCTTTTGTATATAAAACAAACCAAGACGCACACCTACAAGCGGCACGAACTGCCGATCTCTTGCATTGTGCTAACCGCTTGTATGCAAGTGGTGCAGATGGTGATGAACGGCATATTGAAGCGCTGGTGGATGTAGCCGCAGAGCTAGCGCAGCAACTTGCAAACATGTTGGATGCAGGTGAAGTGTCGGAGGTGAAACATGCATAAGGATGCTTATTGGCTTATTAATCATTTTCCTCTTTGTTCGCTGGAAGATGCTCAGGATCTTGGTTCTGTTGCCGAGGATGTTGAAACCGCGATGTTTGAAGGGATCAGCTCTATCGGAAACCTGATGTTCTGGGCTGGCGTCAGTGAGGGCTATGACGGTGATGAAGCAAAACGGGATATACGGCAGATAGGCAGCATGCTTAAACACCTGTCACGCTTAACTGAAGGGGTATCACTGGCCTCCCAAAACTTTCAACATGCAGTAAGAACGGCTGAGAGAGGGACTAAATCATGAGTCATTCACCTGAACTGCAAGAACTCACCAGCCGAGTGATGGAGTTAGAGCAGCGTCTTGGATTATTGGAGGCGTTACAGCAGAAAGCAGGACTACCAGCAGGGTACGCCTATATCACTACCTTGGCAGGGGCTTATGGCTTATCCACCAGCAAAGCGGAAGAACTGGCGCGTGTTAGTGGTGTTGTTTCCGCCCGTCACAATGGGCAGATGATCGTGAATGAAGCCCGTTTCCGTGAGGCGGCGGAAATCATCACAAATAAGGCCAAGCGCAAGATTGGGAGTAAATACTGGTACCACCCAGCGATCGGTAAATTCACGATGAGCGGGAGGGCTAAACCATGAAAAGCGCTCCAAATGTAAAACACCTGCCAAAAGATAAAGGTGCGGAGGCGGTCATTTTTGCGGGTTCTAAAGCATGGGAAATGGCTAAGGCTTATCAGGTGAAGAACCGCAACGGTGACACCGTTCCGCCGATAGTGTTAGACCACCAGCAGCTAGGCGAACTGGAAAACCTGAACATTATCGATAAAGGCCGGATGTTTGCCCGTGTCTATCAGGCTGGCATTATCGATCAGGCGCGCATTAGTCAGATCTTGCAGAAGCTAGCAAAGGCCAAAATCAAACAGGCTCAACTCTATAACGAGGCGGGTGAGCTGGTGGAGGATTGGACACCACGCTTGCAGGATATAGGCGCCAATCCAATGCCGTTTATTCAGGTACATGGTAGTGCAGCTACTCCAGCACTAAACCAGATGGGCGCAAGCCAGCGCGGGGAAGTGCTACTGGCGCACTATGGCGGTGACTTGGCTATACATGGGGATTCTGACACCGTTCATCATTACAACGGTGTTATATGGGAACCGATAACAGACAAAGATCTACAGCGTGAAATGGCCTCAATCTTCAATGATGCCGAGATCGCTTATTCACAGTCCGGCGTTAAGTCTACGGTTGAAACTATGAAGCTTAGCCTAACCCAGATGGGAACTGCATCACGCCATATTATCGGGTTTAACAACGGTGTGTTTGATCTCAAGTCGGGGACGTTTCGCGCGCATCGCCGCGATGATTGGCTACTTATCGCCAGTAGCGTCGATTTCAGCCAACCCGCAGAGGGAGAAACATTGGCAACCCATGCGCCAAACTTCTGGCGTTGGTTGAGTCATTCGGTGGCCAATAACACCAGAAAGGCAGATAGGGTTCTGGCGGCGCTGTATATGGTGATGGCCAATCGCTACGACTGGCAGCTATTCCTTGAGGTTACAGGGGCTGGTGGCAGTGGTAAAAGCGTCTTTGCCGAGGTGTGTACCTTGCTGGCGGGGAGAGGTAATACAGTATCAGCTAATATGAAGGCGCTGGAGGAATCCCGCGAACGTGCTTTGCTAGTGGGGTTCTCACTTATCATTATGCCTGATATGGCGCGTTATGCGGGAGATGGGGCAGGGATAAAGGCAATAACGGGCGGTGATAAGGTTGCGATAGACCCGAAACACAAAGCGCCCTACTCGATGCAGATCCCCGCAGTAGTATTAGCCATCAATAACAACGCAATGACATTCAGTGATCGTAGCGGCGGGATCAGTCGTCGGCGGGTTATCTTCAATTTCTCAGAGGTAGTGCCGGAAAATGAACGTGATTCAAAACTAGCCGAAAAAATAGAGAGTGAGCTGGCAGTGATTATTCGTCACTTACTGGCGCGGTTTACCGATCAGGGAGAGGCTAAACGGCTTTTACATGAGCAGCAGAAATCAGAAGAGGCATTAACCATTAAGCGCGAGGGTGATTCGCTGGTGGATTTTTGCGGCTATCTGACGGCGGCGGCAGAGTGCAACGGCTTGTTAGTCGGCAATGCGGAGATTGTACCGTTTAACCCGTGGCGCTATCTCTACCATACCTATTTAGCCTACATGCGTGGTAATGGTCTGACTAAGCCCGTGTCACTCACAAGGTTCGGTACTGATATGGCGGGGGCAATGGCTGAGTATGGCGCTAAGTATGAGAAGAGGAAAACCATGCATGGGATGCGCTCAAACATGTCTATCAAGGAAGAGGCTAATGAGTGGATGCCAGCGGCAATGGGTGAGACTAAAACAAATAGTTAAGACCTCAATTTTTTAAAATTATAGGGGAAACTGTTCATACTGTTCATATGTTGAAAAAGTTAATAATAAACATTGAGTTATGCATGAACAGTTTATCTCTAACTATTCATAAAGTGTTCATGTGTTCATATTTGTAAGGTTTAAATGAAGGGTTATATGAACAGTTATGAACACTTGGCACTAGACTATTCACTACTTAATTGAATGATTTTAAAGGATAAAAACAAACTATGAACAGTATGAACAGTTAAACCATATAATTTTATTTTTTATCTCGCAGCAAAGCTGCTAACCACGGAGTAAAAACCATGCCAATTACGATTGATGATATAAAAGCGCACAAAGAACAATTCTCTCTTGGTGACATAGATACTATGCATACAGCAGATTATCGGAAGTCATTAGAGGATGGGGCATTCTTCTGGATAGACCACCATGAGTTTGTTCGAAGCACGTTCTCAGAAGAGATCTTTGCAACTAATCGGGAGCAGCTTGATGCGATGATTGAACACCTAAAAAAATACCGAGATATGATGCCAAACCCTCCAGAATGGATGAGCGATAAATAAAATGGAACATTTCTTAGCTTTACTGAAAATTGCTTTTAATGACTCGGCAGGCTACTTGTCATGGGCTTTATACTCACTTTTGGCAGCATACATTTCACTTATGATGTCTGGTCAGGAAAGATATAAAGGGAAGTATTCACATAAAATTGGAATCTTTGTGTACTCTATGTTTATGTTGGTCTGCCTTCCTAATTTATATTTTATAGTTATGATATTTAATGACAGCCTTGGAAAAGTCGCAGGTCTAATAGCTGGTTTTTTTGCGCTGATGATAATCATAATAAATTCTGCTCCTATTGCTTTGAGCATGAGGGATAACCAAGATAATAGATCAGAGGGAAAATAGTTTTGTAAATAAGATATACCTATAATTACTTTGTTCTACCGCCTGATAATCAGGGGGTTTTCTTTATATTTTTCATGTATATCTTGGGGAGTGGCACTCAGACGTGAGCCGCCACAGGCCGTTTAATCAAGCTGCGAGAAGTAGCCTGCGAGATGCAGAAAAAGACTAAACGGCCCACCCTCATCTTTTAGTGCTGGTTTCACGTCGCGTTATTAACCCATGCGAGAAACCATACATGAAAAAACTGCTAGAACTCCGCCAGAAAAAAACCGAACTTACCGCACAAATGCGCTCCATCCTGACTAAATCAGAGGAAGAGAATCGCAGCCTAACCGATGAAGAATCCAAGCAATTTGATGAGGTGAAAACTCAAGCCGAAAGCCTGAATACTGAAATTCAGCGTTTCGAAGATCTGGCAGATGCAGAACGTAAGCAGGCAGAAAAAACGCCAGAAGATAAATCTAACCGCAGTAAAGTGACCAACGACGAATTACGCACCTACATCATGACAGGCGACACTCGCTCGCTGTCTACGGGCGTTCCTGCCGATGGCGGTTACACCGTTATTCCTGATTTAGATAAGCAGATCATGCGCCAACTTTCTGACGATTCAGAAATGCGCCAAATCTGTACGGTGAAAACCACAGGCAGTAATGAGTTTAAAAAGCTGGTATCCGTTGGCGGCGCGGAAGTAGCACGCGGTGAAGAAGGCAAAGCCCGTGGCGAAACTGCGACGCCGAAGCTGGAAGAGGTCAGTATTAAGTTATTCCCTGTCTACGCCTATCCAAAGACTACCCAAGAAATCCTCGATTTTAGCGATGTGGATATTATGGGCTGGCTGACCGAAGAGATTGCTGACACCTTTACTGAAACCGAAGAGCTGGATCTGGTATCCGGTGACGGTAGCAAAAAATCTAAAGGCTTCTTAGCCTATCCACGTGCAGCTACCGCCGATAAAACCCGCCCATTCGGTACATTGGAAAAAATGGATGCCGCAGGTGCTGCGCCTACCGCTGACGAGCTGATTGATCTCCTATTCAAGCTCAAGAAGAAATACCGCAAAAACGCGGTGTGGGTGATGAACTCCAATACCGCTGCCGCATTGCAAAAGCTCAAGAACGGCAACGGTGATTACATCTGGCGCGATGGTTTGCAAAAAGGTGATCCGGATATGTTGCTGGGTAAACCTGTGCACTATCTGGAGAACATGCCAGATGCAGCAGCAGGCCAACCGGTGCTAGCGGTAGGCGACTTTAAACGCGGTTACTTTATTGTCGATCACACTACTGGCACTCGAACCCGTCCAGACAACATTACCGAACCGGGCTTTTATAAAGTTCACACCGATAAATATTTAGGTGGTGGGCTGGTGGACTCCAACGCGATCAAGGTGCTGGAAATCAAAGCTACCAAGTAATTAATAAGGGGCTACGGCCCCTTTGCTGTCTGGAGTCCGAATAATGAAAAATACCGATATTGAGATCCGTGCCGCTAGCCTCACCAGCCAAGATAAAAAGCTGACGGGCTATGTCGTGAAGTGGAATAGCCGTTCACAGGTGCTGTGGGACGAGTTTGTAGAGCAATTCTCACCTAACGCCTTTCAAAATAGCCTCGCGGGTGGTGCAGACGTTCGCGCATTGTATGAACATGATTACACCGCGCTATTGGGTCGCACTACGTCCGGTACGCTGACGCTCGCCGAGGATGCCACAGGGCTACGCTTTGAGCTAACGCCACCTGATACGCAACTAGGCCATGATGTGCTGACGTTGGTCGATCGCGGTGATATTACAGGCATGTCGTTTGGTTTCCGTGCGCTAAAAGACCAGTGGGACAGTACCCAAACACCTTACGTGCGTACGGTGATGGATGCTGAACTACGGGAAATTACCGTCACCAGTATTCCAGCCTATCCAGAAAGCGGCGTAGAAGTGGCAAAGCGCTCTCTCTTTATCCAACATCCCGAGCTATCAGGCCAGAATAATGAAATGCGCCGACGCTGGTTACAATTGGCGGAGGTGTAAGCATGTGGCCTTGGAAACGTAAGACCGAAGCTCGCAGCATGACTATTGATGATTTCTTGGCGCTGGCGGGTATTCCTAACACTGGTTCAGGTGAGCATGTTTCGCCGTCTACCGCTGAATCACTTCCTGCTGTTATGAACGCCGTCACGGTGATCAGCGAAGCGGTGGCCACAATGCCATGTTTTCTGTATCGCGTTAAAAATATCGATGGCACTGAGTCCCGCGAATGGATGGCAAACCATGCTGTTGACTACCTGCTTAACGAAAAGCCTAACGACTGCCAGACCGCTTACCAATTCAAACGTACGCTGATGCGCCATTGCTTACTGAACGGGAACGCCTACGCGGTGATTGAGTGGGGGCGCGATGGACACCCGAAGTCTTTACACCCTTATCCGCCGTATGCCGTGGTGCCTAAGCGATTATCCGATCATCGTTTTGCTTACACCGTAACCGAACCTTTTAGCGGTACCGTAAAAACCTATCTGCAGGATGAGATTTTGCATCTGCGCTATGTGTCAGACGATGGCTTTATGGGGCGATCTCCTATCACGGTTTGCCGTGAAACTTTAGGGCTAGGATTAGCCCAGCAGCGCCACGGTGCCAGCATTATGAAAGATGGGATGATGGCGGCTGGCGTTATCAAATCGGGTGAGTGGTTGGATGGTGTCAAAGGGGCTAAAGCTCTCGAGGCATTAGAGCGCTACAAAGGGGCGCGTAACGCAGGTAAAACACCCATCCTTGAAGGTGGTATGAGCTATGAAAAGCTGGGCATGAGCAATCAGGATGCCGAATGGTTAGCCTCCCGCCGTTTCACCATCGAAGATATTGCTCGCATGTTTAACGTGTCGCCTATCTTCCTGCAGGAATATTCAAATAGTACCTACAGCAACTTTAGCGAGGCGAGCCGCGCTTTTCTTTCTATGACCATGCGCCCTTGGCTGACCAATTTCGAGCAGCAACTTAAAGCCGCTTTGCTGGTGGCCCCGAGCACGCCTGATATTCGATTCCTCATCGAGTTTGATACTGCTGACCTTCTCCGCGCTAACCCACAAGAACGCTTCCAAAGCTATGAAACGGCGATTAAATCCGGTGTGTTCTGCCCGAATGAAGCTCGTGAGCGCGAGGGGATGTCTCCGCGTGAAGGTGGCGATGAGTTCTCACAGGCTTGGAAGCAGACGGTAGAAGTTAAGGAAAAGACAGATAAGGAGGCTAATCATGACTAATGAACTAATCACTCTGGAAGAGGTGAAAGAGCATTGCCGCATTGATCAGGATTTTGACTTCGAAGACAGTCTGATTAAAGGGTATATCAACGCCGCGCTTGAAATCTGTCAGCAGCATATCGGGAAGCGTTTTGATAATGGGCTGGAGTTTAATCCTGCTATGAAGGTTGGCTGTTTACTTCTGATAAGCCATTGGTACGACAACCGAGGAATTGTGGCAGATAAAGCAACCGAGATCCCCTTTGCCACAACATCCCTGTGGAACTACTACCGCGCTCCTGGAGTGTACTAATGCCGTGGCAACCTCTGAAACGTTGTACCTATCCAAGCTGCAATAAGCGCGTGAAGTCAGGCCGATGCGATGAGCATAAACGCTTAGCTAATGCCAAGACCACCGAACAGCGAGGGACACGCACCACCCGAGGCTACTCAAACCGATGGGGCAAGTATCGCCTAATCTACCTCAAGGCTCACCCGCTCTGTGTCTACTGTGAGCAGAGGGGCGTTTACACCGCAGCCAAGATTGTCGATCACATCATCCCGATTAATGGGGAGTCTGATGTGTTGTTCTGGCCTGAAAGCAATCATCAAGGATTGTGCCAATCCTGCCATAGCCGTAAGACCACGACACAAGATCCGCTCACAAAGCAGCAGCGCAAGGCGGGTAAGTTCCGTGAGTTAGAGGAGGCCGCCGAGCGGCGTAATGACTGGATACATGAGTACAACACCCATGAATGAAAAAGAGATAGAACAACTAATCACAGGGTTAAAGCGTAGTCGTGATGGTTTTACTCACCGCTATGGTAAGACACCAGAGCAGGCTTTAGGCAAGCGCATGACAAAGCGTGACCGTGAGCTAATGGACGCGTTCAGAAATCGATAGACAGGCGCAGCAGCGAGGGTGGGGGGAGTTTTGAAGACAAAGCCCCCTCACCGCAGGAACCACCCGCCTCCTCAAATTTTTACGCGCGGCACTTTTTTTCACAGCAGTAAGGCATAGGAAAACAGTAATTTATGGCAAGGCCACCAAAAGCCCCCGCTTATTTAGATGATATTGCCACCGCAGAGTGGAAGGCGAGAGCAAAACAATTGATGGAGCGCGGCGACTTGATTGATGCCGATTGGCGTAACCTTGAATTGTATTGCCTCAACTATTCAATGTACCGTCGCGCCGTGGCAGACCTTGCCACTCGTGGATTTTCGGTTGAAGGCTCACGCGGCGCCGCCACCACAAACCCCGCTTTAAAAGCCAAGTCTGACGCCGAAAAAATAATGATAAAAATGTCGTCATTGCTGGGCTTTGATCCCGTCTCTCGCCGCCGTAATCCGGTAGAAAACAATGAGGACGATGAACTTGACCGCCTATAACCAGTACGCGTTAGACGTCAAAAACGGCAAAATTCCGGCCTGTAAGCGTCTCAAACAGGCCATTGAACGGTACTTTAGTGACCTAAACAATCCGCTTTATACATTCGACAGCGCCACTGTAGAGCGCTTTATTGCCTTTTCGTTGCTGTGTCCTCATGTCAAAGGCCCACTGCGCGGTAAACCGATTGAGCTATCGCCGTGGATGCAGTTCGCCTTTGCAAATGTGCTCGGCTTTAAAGTTAAGAGCACAGGCCGCAGAAAATACCGCAGTGCTTTTGTACTGGTATCGCGTAAGAACGCCAAATCTACCGCTGCCGCAATTCTGGCTAACTGGTTTTTGGTGATGGAGGAAGGCCAGCAGGATATTTATACCGCCGCCGTGAGTCGGGATCAGGCGCGTATCGTGTTTGATGATGCTCGGCAAATGAGCTTGCTCTCAAAGCCCCTGAGAAAGCGCCTGACCATCCAACAACACAAAATGATATACGGGAGGTCTAACAGTCTGTTAAAGCCGCTGGCGGCGAAAGCGGCGACGATTGAAGGAACTAACCCGAGCCTCGCTATTGTCGATGAGTACCACTTACACCCTGATAACTCGGTTTACTCCGCGCTTGAACTTGGTATGGGGGCACGTCCAGAGGCGCTATTGTTCGCTATCACGACAGCCGGCAGTAACGTTGTCTCGGCCTGTAAGCAGCATTATGACTATTGCTGTCAGATTCTCGACGGTGAAGAAACGAATGAATCACTCTTTGCGCTCATCTACGAGCTGGACGACGAGAACGAAGTTGATGATCCCGAGCAGTGGGTAAAGGCAAACCCTAACTTACATGTCTCGGTTGATGCGGTGGCGCTGGCTGACACTATCAAAAAGGCGCGTGGCATTCCGTCGCAATGGGTAGAAATGCTCACTAAGCGCTTTAATATCTGGTGTCAGGGTGAAACACCGTGGATGGGGATGGGCGCATGGGATGCCTGTAGAGAAGACTACACTGAAGAAGATTTACGCGGCCTCGAGTGTTATGCGGGGCTTGATTTGTCTTCAACCAATGACATTACCAGCGTGTGTTACACCTTCCCCGTTGAAAAGCGGCTTTTGTTACTCACTCGGCACTACCTGCCAGAAGCGCAGCTCAATAACCCCGCTAATAAGAATCGCGCCATTTATCGCCAGTGGGCAAAACAGGGCTGGATACGCATCACAAAGGGCGACTGCATTGATTATGATCGTATCCGTGATGACATCCTTCACGATACCGAGAGTTTTTCTATCAAGCTGGTGGGCTTTGATACGTGGAACGCTACACACCTGAGAACCCAACTGCAGGGCGCAGGCTTGGATGTTGAACCGTTCCCGCAGACCTACATGAAATTTAGCCCCGTAGCTAAGTCGCTGGAGGTGTTTGTTAACCGTAAGGTGGTCAGGCATAACGGCGATCCGGTGCTGTCATGGGCGCTATCTAACGTGGTGATGGAGTCAGACGCCAACGCCAACATAAAACCCAATAAGAAAAAATCCGCCAACAAGATAGATCCTGCTATCGCTGGCTTGATGAGTTTTGGTACTTGGCAGATTGAACACGAAGATTTCGCTTTTGATATGAGCGAAGAACAGCAAGAACGCCTAAAAGCGTTTAACGGCATTTAAGAGAGGTATTACGATGGCATTTATTGACGTTCCTATTCGTACACTGCGTTTTCATGGGCCACTCATTGCACAATTTGGCAAAGAGTTTAAATATCGCGCGCACAACGCGCCAAAGATGATCAGCGCGGCTAAAAACCTGTTACCCAATTTTGAGCATTACATGCTGGCAGCACACAAACGCGGGTTAACTTTTGCGGTGTTTGTTGGAAAACGAAACATCAAAGAGGATGAACTAGAACTGACAAACGGCACTGACGAAATTCATTTGGTTCCGGTGCTTATTGGCAGTAAACGCGCTGGCCTATTCCAAACGATACTCGGTGCCGCGTTGATCGCAGCTGCTATCTTTACGCCTGCAACTGGGTTAGCTGCCGCTGGACTCACGGCGGGCGGGGTGGGGATGGCTGGCGCATCCCTTGCACTCGGCGGCGTTATCCAAATGCTATCCCCCCAACAGGCTGGGCTACGTATGCGGCAAAATCCAGATAATAAACCCAGTTATGCATTTGGTGGCCCAGTCAATACAACCGCTCAAGGTAATCCCGTACCGATTGGTTATGGTCAACGCGAGATAGGCGGTGCAGTTATATCGGCGGGTATATACACAGAAGATGAGCTTTAGAATTTTTCTAGAGTTGTTGTTAGTTGAAATTCATTCAAATATATTTCAACTAACAACAGAGTTAATTTATTTAGGTTGTATATTATTTAAATTGCTAAGCTCAGATAGAATATATGGATCGTCTTCTGATGTATTTACTTCAATATTTCCTCCAGTGCTCTTTCCGATATATGGTTGCATAGCATAGAGCATGTAAGGCATAACTTTTCTAAGGTCGCCACTTTCACCTACGCTTATAGCTGTGGTTGACCAAACTGGAATCATTGATTTATCTTTTTTATAAGCCTGAACGTCATAGGCATTCAGTGATGCGTATCGAGTAAAGTAAGTAACACTACCAACATTTTGAGTGTAGCCAGTGACTCCATATGTCGGTGTATATGTTGTATTTGACGAATATGTGGAGTTATTACCATAGGTTGATACCGTGCCGTAAGTATTAGACGAGGAAATTCCCGTCTGTCCCCAGACAGGAGAGCTATACGTGTACGTATGGGTTTTAGGTTCTCCGATTCCATATCCGAGGAATATAGCAATATCTGCGCTATTGAAGTCAGTCGAAGGAGTCATACCTCTAGAATCTAATATTCTCATCACATATTTTTTGTATTCCATGAAGCTCAAGTCATGAGCATTAATTTTGGGATTATCAGGGAACAAAATATAATGCCTTTTTCCTAATGCATTATCTAAGGCCTTGCCATCGACTTGTGTTGAAACCACTGGAACTTGAGCAGCACATCCAGTCAAAAATAAAGCGGTAGCTAAAAGAAATTTTTTTTTCATTTTAAATGTCTCAAATCATTGGTATTTGTATTGGAAACTATTTTTGTGATTATAGATCAATTGCTTTTTTATGTAGACAATTTAAGAAAAAATCGTTTCATTGCGATACCATTATAGAATCCTAAACCAATAGTTTTATCATGGAATTATATGCATGCAACTAGATGAATTTGTTAAGAATAGTTTGGTTCAGATTGCTAAGGGTGTATCTGACGCTGGAAAAAAAGTCTTCGAACTTGGTGGAAGTGTAAATCCTCAAGATAATGCAATTGTTGGTGGGAGTAAGGTTCCTATAGATGTTCAGCCATCAAATATTGATTTTGATGTTGCCGTTGTTGTAACCGATTCTGGTTCTTCTGAAGCTGGAGGCCAGCTGAAAATAGCATCATTAGTGTCTTTTGGAGGGAAGATGGAGAACGCCGAAAGCTATCAACAAACCAGTCGAATTAAGTTTTCAATACCAATGCGTTTGCCCAAAGACAATCAGAACACTTAA